ACACGCTTATTCCTAATCTGTCTACTCTTTTCGTAAGTCTTTATATACCAATGTTTTAGGTGGGTTGGAAAGCTGGTTGGTGCGTGTTGGTGCTTATTTAAGCACCTAATATGTCTAATATGTTTTCTATGGGGTTGTTGTCCTTCATTTCTTTGTTTTTAATAGTTATGGTAACGCCTTCACTAAATTTGCGAAAAACTACGTTCATGTGTTCCAAAGAGACAAAAGCAAAGATGTCTATAGATCCATCTTCATAGTTACGATTCTTGGTGTGCGATCCTCTTCGCATATCAAACCGCCAGTTGGCCCTGTGCTTTTCTATTTTGGTTTTAGTTTTAACCTGGACTTTATAAAGGGTGTTTTTGTATTGAAATAATATATCAGCTTCAGCTGAGTGGGGAACAACAAGAACTGTATCAGAAATTTGGGAGAGGAGTGATGCTACGAAATACTCGCCAGAACGACCAACCCGTTCTGTAGTTCTTGACATGGCTATTCAAATTTCTTTTCCTTGTTAGACATAGGTTTGAATTTATTTAGACAATAATCTTAATAATTCTCTTTGTTTTTCAGACGGAGATGCCCTTTCTAATTCACCAGCAACCCTTGAAGCTCTTGCAAGTTGTAGTGCAGTTGGACTTTGTAAAGGTTTTAAGGCCCTTGATAATTGTCCAGCTTTTAAAGCAGTCTCTCCTACTAAACGAGGAGATTGTAATGGCAATCCAGCTAATAAAGTTGGATCAACTAAAGAACCATAAGCGGCTACAGAACCAGCACCGACACCTTGTAATCCTCTGGGGGTTGGACTACTTAACGCTTGACCAGCTATAGCTGGCAATAAATCAGGATCAAGATTTTTTAACATTTCTAATCTGTTGCCATAGTTGGTATTAACATTATTACGCATAACAGATTGTAATTTTCTCAATGTAGTTCCAGCAGCAGCCGTTCTATTTAAAGACAATTCCCTCATAATTTCTTTTTCAAGTTTTATTGCCCGTTCGTATGCTTTCATAGTTTCTGCATATTTAGGAACTTGTTTTACTATCTCTTTATGTATGGCGTTTCTAACTTTAGTAACAACAACAGCATCTTTTCCTGGTTTCCACAGCGAATCTACTGCTTGCTTTAAAGCATCAACATTTTCTGCCAAATGTAAATCTGGATTTTGCTTCCAAGTGTTAATTAATTCATTTATTTCATCAAATTTTTTCTGTAGATCTGCACCACCCTTTAAAACATTGCCTTGTTTGGTTTTAATTGTAAATTCATCTAAAACACCCTGATAGGCTTTTTCAATACCGCCAAAATCTACTTTAGATTGTGCAGCCTTTACAACATCCATACCTTCACGATATGCCTTTCCTTTGCTTCTTGACATATCTTTTATGGCATCAAACGCTTGTGGCAATATATCGTCAACTGGAACTTTACCTCTTAAATTGTCTGTAAATACTTTTTGTGTATCTCCTCCAGTTGCTCCAGATTGATAGGCAACTTTAATAGCATCACCGCCTGAACCTGTTGTTACACCAAGCAAAGGAGCAATAACTTTTCCAGCTCCTTGAGCTGTCGCACTAATAGCTTTTCCTGAAGCCAAAACAGGATCAATAACATTTCCTACTTTAGATATAGTAGATGTAGTCTTGCCAGCTAATCCAGGAACTTTAGCCGCTAGACCAGCTCCACCTGTTAAGACAACAGAAACATCACTAATAATGCCCAAAGGATCTTTTGCAAAAGCATTTTTAAATCCTTCCAAACTTCCATAGCGATCTGCAAAAAATTGTCCAACCGCTTTTGCGGTTGCTTCGTCTGGTTGTTCACCAGGAGTTGCTAATTGATAAACACCCCTACCCAAACTAGCCAATGACTGTACTGTTTGTATAGGATGCCTAATTGGCATTGTTATATCAGAAGCTAATTGAGCCGCACTTGATGGTAAGTTTTGAACCGCTTGAGTTAAAACTTCAGATCCAGAAAGAGATTGTGTTTTATTTTCTTCTAGTTCTTGTAAAAGACTTTTTTTGCCTTTTTTAGCTTCTAGTTCTTCTAATAAGGACATTATTTATTTTCTTTATTTCTTAAATGTTCAATAATTGCATCTATTTCTTCAGGAGATTCTTCTGCTATATTTCTTAATTGATCTTCTGATAAACCATCATAATCACCACTAACAACAAGTTTGTTCAATATAGAATCAAAATCTAATGGTTCGCTTGTATAGCCTTTTAGTGTTTTATTTGTATTGTAATGAGTAATAGCCTTTTCTTTCGCTTCAGCTGCGTCTCTAATAGTGTTTTGCAGTCTTTCTAGCCTAGCAATGTTTACTCGTTCTGGTAAATTTTTGTTAAATGCTGCTGCAACCAACCTATCACCTTCTTTTTCTGTAAATTGTGCTCCAAGTTTTTCTCTTAATGATTGAAAAACTATATCTCTAACATCATCTTCAAAAGCAACAGCACCAGGCATAAGCGTTGGAGCAAGTTTTTCTGGAATAAAAGCCATTTCTGGCCCTGAAACATTTAATTCACCAGATCGTAAAACTCTTAATTTATCTGCTAAATTTAATAAATTTGCTTCAACCTGTGGTCTGCCTTTGGTTATATAATCAGCTGCGGTTGTTGCAAAATTTTCATCTATCTTTTGTTCTAATGGAGTTAAATCCAAACCACCAGCTGAACCACCTTTTCTTTTAGCTTCTTCTAAAAGAAACAAAGATAAAGGGTCTTGATTTTTCATTGAATCCCATGTTTTTTTATCTTCTTCACTTAAACTGTTTCTAAAATTAAAATTACGAATATCGGCTGTATCTTTTGCTCCACCACTAAACTGACTTTCAAATTGATATTTAGCAAACAACTCTGGGTTTGCTTTAGCCAATTCTTTTTGTGCTGCGTTTAAATTAGAGCCATCTATTGCTGCATTTAACTTAGCAGCATTTTCCCTAGCAGTACGCAACTGTCGTCTCTGCTCAAGCAGAGCTATGTCTTGTGACATATCATTGCCCTTTAACGCACCACCAAGAAGGTAAAGTGCATTTGCCCACTTTTGCTTTCTAGCGTCTTTATCCCTTTGTATTTGTGCATTTCTATTTGCAACGTCTTGAGATATTTGCCCTCTTTGTTGTCTTAAACCAGCTTGTAGTTGTTGACCTACAGGATCAAGTAGTTGTTGCATATTTAATAAATTATTTATTGCCATTTTATAAAGCTCCGTAATTTACTCTGTAGTAACCATCCGCATCTTTAATGACCGCTTCAGGCATATATTTTTTAACTTCTTGTGCAAGAACACCTATTGTTGGGAATTTATCCCAACCAATAGACTTGGCTTTATTGTTCCAATTCCAAGAATAGATGTTGTGACCTTTTTCTTTACCAATGAAAGTAATGTCTTTTTTCATTCTTTGGTCTGACATCATAAAAGCACTAGCTAACTGAGCTGCTGTGCCTAACACATCACCAGCACCAGTTTCTTTTCTTCCTGTTTGTACTGTTGAAGTTTGTTGTGGCATTAATCCTAATGCAGATGATAGTAAGCCAATCTGTTGTGGCCCATATCCTCTTGCATCCAAGAACTGATTGTATGCTTGATCCAATCCAGCTTGTTGTAGACCTTGTTGCTGTCTGCCAATGTTAGCCAGTAATCCTAGATTACTGTATTGATCTGCTAATTGATTACCGAATAAACCAGCTTGGAAAGCTCTGTTACCTATTTCTCTACTTATATCTTGTCCAGCTAGTGATGTAGCTCTATCAAAACCACCTTGTCGTAAATTAGCAGCAGTTCTAGCTGCTTGTTCAGCAAAGGCTCTATTGGTTTCTGCTTCTAATATTCCACTTCTTGAACCACCAAAAGCACCAGCTCCTATTGCTCTATCTTGATCTCTACCAATAGCCATTTGTCTCGATCTATCTAAATCAGCTAATGTGGTGTCTATAACTTGCTGTGTGTATGGGTTTTGATAAGCACCAATGTCTCTATCTAAAATACTAGGTGCTTGCATATTAGCCAAAGCGTTTAATGAACTTCTAGGATCGTAACCCATAGATTGACCAAACATATTTCTAGTCGCATCAAACCCTTGTAATTGATCTGGGTTAAAGCCAGCTACCCTTGCTCCTGTGTATGGGATATAAGGTTGGTCTGCCACAACTCTTGCTGTGTCATAAAGACCTTGATACATCCTTAACTGTGCTGGATCAATCGTTGTTGATTGAGTTGTTGTATTTTTTCCTTTGCTCATAATTTATTCCAGTTCTTTTCTAATCATGTGTTCTTCCACAAACCCATGTTTTTTTAAAAATCTTTGCCAACCTTTTCTTCCCCCTCCGTAGAGACGAGAACACCCAAAATAAGTGGCAAACCTTTCAAACTCTGGCAACATTGCTAAGAGTTCTTCTACATCACCACCACAAAACAATAAGTTCATTATACGTTTTTGTGGGTAAGTGACCACTTCCGTTATCATTATTGACTCGCTTGCGGGCCAAAGCTGAAATTGTCCATTCTCTATGCCATTTTCTATATCTTCAAGAGCATAAAGGTCTTGTAACTCAATAGCTGGAACTAATAAGTGTCTTAGCCTTAACCAATGAGGTTTCCAGTCCTCACTATGATACTGCTGTTGTACTGAGGTTTCCACTATTGTCTGCTTGTATTTTAAACTTAGAGCCATCAGGACTCACCAAAACTATTTCTGTCTGATCGCCACCATTGGCTTCAATTCGCTCACCTTTATTAAAGGTTAAGCCAGATTGGTTCTCTAATTCAGACACCAAATAGTTTTGATATTCCCTATCGTATTGTTCACCTGGTCTTGTAAATGTTTTTCTCGCCATTACCTACGACCTCTGTTCCTTAAATCTAATCTTATCGCACCCACTTCAAAATCTTGTGTCGTTTCACCTGTAACTTTCATCTGTACCTGTCGAGCTGTAAATCTTGCATCCGTATATCCGTCTGTTGAATCAAAAGTAAAAGAGCCAAAATCTGTTTCAGGCCCTAGCGGTGTAAACTTTCCTTTAAAACTAAGGGTTACACCAGGTAGTGTGTTGGCTTCTGAATCAGGAATAATCTGATTTACTTGCACGCAACGATCTCCATTACCTATTTCTATAGGCCCTGATTGTGCAAAAGGTACAGAAGTTCCCAATGAAGGAGAGTTGTTTAATGTGGTGCTTTCATGTTGATAAACAAAACCATCATTATCACAAGCTATGGGATAGTCAAACGTACCCTGATCCACCCAACAACCTCTATCCATAGATCCAATACTCCAACTGTTGTCTAAGTAATTCCAAACAACGTATTTGTTTGGCTTTAAAGAATCAGTTGATGGAAAGAACCACCATATTTCATTAAAGTTAGAGTTGTGTCCTCCAGCTATGGTTTTTCTATAACTGTAATTAAGATCGTCAAATATGTAATCATGCACTTCACAAGGAATCTCTTTAACAGAACCATCAAAAACAAAGAAGCTGTTTTCACCCATCCATGCTAAGAAATTACCAGCACTAACAATTCCTCTTGTTGATATGGCTTTACAGTTTGTGCCAGCATCTTGAACACCATATATAAATGGTTGCCCTGTGTAATACATTCTTGCAACGCCTGTGTCAGTA